TGGGGGAATTTTCGCTCCCCCTCCGTAAGTCCTTGATTTACAAGGGATTTTTAGGTCGAACCAGCCGATCCCCAAATGCCCAACGGGTCGGACCACCCAAACGAGTAGCGCTCGCGGGCCTTGTAGCGAACGTTGCCGGTATCGAAGTCACCGTCCATCGAGTTCGTCAGCGGAGCGCGCTCGAACATCTTCAGGCCATTGGGGACATCGGTCAGCAGGAACCAAGCGTTGGCGTCGGTCAAGAAGTGATTGATCGCGTAGCCATCCGGCACCGCGCCCATCTGCTTGAGGGCGTTGATGTCGTTATCCGACGTACCCAAACGCAGCTCAGTGCTCAGCAGGCGCTTGGCAATGAACATAAGGGCGGGCGGGATGATCAGCTTCTTGGGCTTGGCTGCGATCAGCAGGCCGCGCTCGTCGGTCCACGCAGCGATCTGAATCACTGCGTTTTCCAGCGACGTCTCGTTCAGGTCCACACCAGCCGAGGGGCTGTTGTAGTTCACACCGCCGCCAACCAGCGGGTGGCCGACGCGGGAGCTGGACGAGTTGTTGCCGAACAGCGTGGTGCCGTCGCCGCCGAGGTACGAGCCGTTGAAGCCGTTGTTGAGGACGGACGCTGCCTTGACCTGCTTGGTGTAGGCCATGGCGCGAGCCAGAGCCTTCGTGTAGCGGGCCGACAGGGAGTCGTACAGGTTGTCCTCGACCGCCTCTTCGGTGATCGAGAAGCCCAGCGCCACCGTCTCGTGGGTGTAGCGAGAAGTGTAGGCTTCCTGCGCATTGTCATACGCGATGGCCGAACCTTCGTTCTTCACCGGAGCCGCGCCGAAGCCCGACAGCTTGGTTTCCTCTTCGAACGAACGCTCCGACTTCTCGATGTCGTAGAGTTCCTTGTGCTCTTCGCCGTAGCGGGAGTACTCCAGCCCGAACAGGGCATTGAGGCCCGGCAGGAGTTCCTTGAGCAGTTGACTGCGTGAGATTGCCATGGTCTGTGCTCCTTAGATGCCGAGGCTGTTCTGGTAGGAATGCACGCCGACGTTGAACTTGACGATCAGGTCGGGGTACGTGTCGGTGGCCGAGGAGCGGACATAGTCCACGATTCGCATGGCCAGCGTTGCGGTGGAGGCTAGCGAGCCGCCGTTGGCGCCGACGACGAGGTTGATCGTCGAGACGCCCGTAGCTGCCGTGCCGCCAAAGTTGCCCAGAGCGGCGTTCTTGCCCACAGCACCGTTGGCGCCGTTGGTCAGAGTGCCGAAGGCCGCATCGCCTTGGATCATGAACAGTTGATCCGGGTCATCGCAGACCTGAATCCACACGTCCGTGTAGCCGGAGGTGATCGCGTTGGCCGGCAGCGACTGCCCCCACAGCGAGTACTTCAGGGTGGGGTCGACGTAGCGAACGCCGACGCACACGCCCACAATACCCGCGGTAGCGTCAGCAGACGTCGCCGGGATCTTCACCGCAACGGGCGAAGAAGAGATCGCAGCGGGGTTACCCGCGCTGGACAGTTGAATGACATCGCCCGTGTAGAAAGCCGTTGCCACGTTGGTGGACAGCTTGAACTCACGGATGACGCCGCCATTGAAGGCTTGGCCACCGATCAGGTTGATCGGCTTCAGCCCGTAGGGGGAGCTCGTTGAAGCCATTTAGGTTCTCCAGTTTCTCAGGACCCGGAACCGAACCCAGTACCGCGGCTCGTCGAGGACTTGCGGTCCGCAAAGAGGGGCATACGGGGGTCATTGTTCCGCATGAAGTGGTTGTCCACCGACTCCATCTGTTGCTGCGCCTGCTTGGCGTAGTACTGGCTGCGGGAGCGGAAACGCTCCTTGGACATCTTGCAGAGCATGAGCCCGCCGATCTCCACGTTGCCAGTAGCTGCGTTGCCCTCAAGCTGCAGTTCCGGATGGTCTTTTGCCTTCACCGGCTCCCAACCTTCGCGCAATTTCTTGGACACGTTGGTGTGGTCAGGGGTTCCCATCACATGCGTGGCCACCCAGTGGTACACGTAGTCAGGGCTCTCCTCCGGCTCGGGCAGGGTGCTCGGGGGCGCATAGACGTCCCGGGCGGTCTTTTCGCGCGTCTCCATGACGCGAGGGGTACGGGGTTCAGCCATTCTGTTTCTCCAGTTTCAGAACTTCGGTTGCATACTGCTCGTTGGTGAGTCCCAGCCGACGGGCGATAGCCTCGGCGGACTTGGAAAGGGTCACTTTACGTTTGGCAGTGGAGCGAGAGGCGGGTGCCACGACCGAAGCGTTCCGCTTCGTGGAGCCATCCGGCTGGGCGGAAGACGCTGCAGACCCGAAGAAATCGGGGAACGTCTTGCGCATGCGAGCATCAATTTGCTCGAAATACTCGTCAGACCGCGGGTCGAGGCCCGATGACACTAGCTTCTGGTGCAGCCCTAGTGAATAGGCTGTGAGATCCTCGTGCCCCGGCGACCCGAACCACTGGTTTTTGGCCTGCCAGCGCAGGGTTTTCTCGTCGAGAGTCGGCTTCTGGGGCGCCGGTTGCGGCATTTGTACCACAGGCGCATCGACTTGCAAAGGGGTCGGGCGAAAATTCCGCGCCTGTTGTGCCCGCATCTGCACTTCGGTGAGTTTTTCCTGCGCTTCCAGCACCTTGTCAGCGTCGCCAGCCTCGTAGGCTTCCTTGTACGCGCGCTTGGCGGCGTCGAGCTCCAGATAGACGGCTTGCTGGACCGTGTTGACGAACTGCTGCTCGCCAGTGTTTACATATTGCTTGAGCTGGCGGTTCTCGTTGAGCAGTTGCTGCGTCGCGCGGGCCAATTCCTCGCGCTCGCGCATCAGCGCCTCCTTGGCGCGCCGCTCGTCGTGTCGTGCGTGGGTCAGTTTCTGGATCCGCTGCTTCACAGCGTCCGAATACGACCCCAATTCGTCGTCCGTGGGGTCTTCCACGGGTGCATCCAGCGGCTTGCGGCCCCGATCACGCTCCGGAGTGTCGTCAACGACCTCAATTTCGACTTCCGAAGCCGAATTTTCGACTTCTCCGCCCTTTTTCAGGTCATTTTCGTCAGTTTCGTCCGGAAATTGGTACTTTTCTGCCATTTTTGCTCCTTAAGCGCGCGTCACGCCGCGCGGGTCATCGACAATTGCGTCGATCTGGTCATCGTTGAGGAGCCGGAACTCCTTGCCGAAGATTTTGAAGCGGGTTCCGGAGTACGTCCGGACCAAAACGAAGTCGCCGGCCTTGCACCAAGGCCCGGAGGGGAACTTCGCGGCGTCCTTGTAGGCGTCGGGGCCCACTTTCAGGACAAAAAGTACCGTCGTAGCGTGCTCCTCGCTCTTCATGAAGGTGTCGGCCTTGATGATGGAGGAGTTTTCGAACGTCTCGGTGACGTCCGGGACCATGCACAGGAGCTTCCAGCCCGTCGGATCGGGTAGCGCGCGGCCCGGGGCCTCGCTATCGGGCTCGTCCGCGGGGCGAATCGCGGCTGGGAGTGTCACGCCGGGGGGCAGGATGAAGTTAGTCATCAGCTTTGTCCACGTTCTGAAGCAGGTCTAGGAGGTGGCGCTCTGCGATGGCTAGACCTTGAATCACCCCGCAGAGTTTTTGATAGGCGTCGAACGTCTGGCAGGCCCCACCTGCCACATCGTCGGCGTAGTTGTTCATGTCCTCGCGGATCTTCTCCTTGAGGACGCGTGCAAATTCGTGGATCATTTCGGCTTAGGCCCTTTTTTCGGTGTGGAATCTGGCTGCGGCGAACTCGCGCGGACGTTGTCGCGCCCGTGGTTGAGCGATTCAACCCGTGCTTCGTAGTCCCGGTCGGAGCGATTGCGGGCAATTTCGGCGCCAATCTTGACGCCGGCCTGCTCCTGCTGCGCGTTGAGCGTCGCGTGCTTGTGCTTGATGTCCGCGCCGAGGCGGGTGCCTTCGAGCTCAAGGTTCCCGGACACCTTCTGGCGCTCCAGCTCCAGCCGGTCGCCCTTGTCCGCGGCGTCCACCGCCAGTTGAGCCTTCTTGAGCTCCAGCTCAGCCTGCTTGAGTTGCGCCTCGGCCTGCGCCTTCTGGCCTTTGATCTGAATATCCTGCTTCTTGAGCTCCAGCTCCTGCTTCTGCAGGGCCAGCAGCGGGTCCTGTTCCTGCTGCTTGGCTTGCTGCTGCGCCTGCTGTTGCTTGCTCTGCTGCAAGACTTGCTGCGCGGCCATGGCCATCATCTGTGCCAGCGAATTCGCCACCGGGGCGGGCAGCTTGGACATGTCGGACGAGTCGTCCTCCCCGTCGTCGTACGCCGGCAGGGCCATCCCGAGCTGCTGCTCGATGCGCTGGCGGTAGGCAAACGCCGCGTGTTCCGCGATATGCGCCATGGCTGAGCCCATGATCTGCTGCGCTTTGGGGTTCTGGCCGATCAACTGCATGATCTGCGGGTCTTGCGCCGCGGCCATGTGCACCTTGATATGCGACTCGTGGTCTTGGAAGATGAATGCCTTGACCGGCTCACCCTTGAGAATGGCCATGTTCTCGCTCACCGGGTCGGTGGGCTTGAGGTCCTCGGGCAACGGCACGAGCTTGGCCGCGTTCTTGATCCCCATGATCTCCAGCCCGGTGCGGTGCAGCAGGGGCATGTTGTACACGTCGGGGGAGCCCTGTGCCATCTGCCACACGGCTTGGAACTGGACCACCCGCTGCGCCAGCGTGGCTGCGTTGGGGTCGCTCACCGGGATGATGTCGACGTCGCTGTAGTCGCTCTTCTTGGCCTGCGGGGTGCCGACGTCCGGCTCGTAGGAGTAGCTCTCGTCCGAGTAGTCGCGCACGATGTCCGCGATCAGGCCGATCTCCTGCTTGAGCGAGTGGTGCACGCGCGCTTGCACCGCCGTCATGACCTTGAGCTGACGCTCCAGAATGGCCAGCGTGGAGCCCACGGGCGACTGCGCCGACATGTCGCTGACCTGAATGTCAGCCGAGGAGGCGAAGCGCCGGCCCTCGTCGACAATTTTGTCAAGCAGTGCAGCCAGCACCTGCGAGGGCTCTTTGTACGGCAGCGGCAGGATGTTGTCGCGGATGGCGCCGGAGGCCACATCCACATCCCGGAACTCGCCCGGAGCGATGGGCGTGTCGTCGCCCTTGATGCGCAGGCCCCGGCTCTTGAGCCCCCCGGGCAGGTTGGACAGCGTGCCGGCATCGACCAACTGGCGCAGCAGCGACGTGGCCGACTTGGCAAACCCGCCCACAAGGTGGAACAGCCCGTAGCCGTACGGGCCGAACCCGGGGATGTATTGGTACTGTACGAAGTGCTGGCGCCGGATCTTGTACTGATCGTCCTCTTCCCAGTTGCGCCGCACCGCCAGCACGTCGTTGGTTCCTTGGATGAACGTCACCACGTAGGGCAGCGCAATCCCCGACGGATCCTCAAACCCGGGCATGTCCACGTCGACGTGGCACTCCAGCAGGATGTAGCGGTCGTCGTTGGTATCGGTGAACCCGGTTTCCTTGTCCTTGGCGTCCCGGATGTCGTCCGTGCTGCGCGAGGGCTCGCCCAGCTCGATGTCGCGGTAGAACCCGGCCTCCTGCAGCTTGAGAATCTCGTTCTTGGTCTTGCGCATCACGTGCGTGACGCGGTAGCTGGAGCGCGCGTCCGACACGCCGTAGGGCAGCAGGATGTCTTCAGGCGGGACAAATTTGGATACCTGCCGGCCAAGGCTGGGGTCGTAATAGACCTTCTTGAACGCGGAACCCGCTCCCGCCAGCGTCCACAGCATCTGCTCGTGCTCCGGGCGGAACTCCGGCATGCGCTCGGTCAACTGGTAGTTCATATCGGCCTCAACGCGCTGGGCCGCTTCCTTCTTGTCCGACGTCTCCTTGCCGATGATCTTGGTACGCACCGGCCCGCTGGCGGGGAACGTCTCTGTAATAGTCTCTGACTGGAACCTGACCACAGCTTCCGTGATCATGGGGTGGAACACCCCGCAGGCGCCGTCCCACGGCTCGGTGCGCTCCTCGTACTGCAGACCCATGAGCGTGAGCCCGGTCTTGTACGATTTCTCCCAGTCGCGGCGACTGCCGCGGTCGTGGTCAATGTCTTCGCTGAGATCCCCGGCCAGCATGGTCAGGTCGCCCTCGTCCATGTACTCGGCCAGATTGGCGTCGAACGCGATGGGCCCTTCGGAGCCGGCGCCGCCGTCCGGAGCGATGGAGAGCTCGGTGTCCCCCGCGCGGATGTTCACTTCCTCTGGGTCGACCACCTCGATCTCGATGGGGTCTTCCTGCTGCGCGTCGAGCCCCGCCAACCCCATGGGGGCTTGGTAGAGCGCCTTGTCGATGTTCGTTGCCATACGAAGGAGCCTTTAGTAGTAAGCGCCGCGGCGCGGAGCTACGCGGTCCTCATTATCGTCTTGGTCGGAATGCAGGCGCAACAGCCCGCCTTGGCGCACCCGCATGAGCGCCAGCGTCAACGCGTCCACCTGATCGTCATGCTCGCCCGCGGGGAAGGCCAGCAGCTCGTCCACCACTTCGGTCGCCCAGCGCGTCTCCGGGAACCACACCTGCCGGCTGGCGAACATGTCGCTGATGGCGTTGACCCGTGCGATTTTGTCCTGCCCCTTGCCCGGGCTGAAGTCCTGCACGAACACACCGGAGCGGCGCAGCTCGTCAATGAGCGGCTGGCCAGAGGCCTTGGCCTCGACGATCACCGAGTCAGGCTCCCACTCCTTGATCTGGGCGAACGCCATCTTCTTGAGCTCGGGGAACTCGCACTTGACCCGCACCGAGTTGATCAGGATGACGCTGTCGACGTTGTCCTCGTTCTTCCACACACCCCATGTCTGGCACACCGAGTAGTCAGAGCGCTCCTTGGTCGTGAGCGCCGTGTCGTAGCTCTGCACGATGAAATCCACGAGCGGCAGGCTGTCCTTGGGCCACCACATGATGTCGCTCTTCTTGATGATCGCCGCTTCCTGCGCGGTGGGCTGCTGCTGGTACTGGGCGTTCCACTGCCACGCCGGCATGGACGCCTTCGTGCGCAGCAACGACTCCAGCGACCACTGCGCCGGCCACAGGGACTTAAGCGTGATCAGCGGCTCCTCCGCGCTGTACTCCGGATGCTTGGGGTCTGACTTCGGGTTGGGAACTTCCAGAATCGCCGGGAACTCAAAGACCTCGTACTGGTCCCCGTCCACGTTCATGGTGCTGTCCTTGATCAGACGCCCGATCAGGTCGCGCTGGTGCCAGCGCGTGTGCAGCACCGCAATCTTGCCTCCCGGCATCAGACGAGTGCGCAAGCCGGCACGGAACCATTCGTACACCGTATCCAGATTGGCCGTGTTGCCAGCCTTGATGTCCTGCTCCGACAGGGGATCGTCAACCACCACAAGGTGCGCACCGCGGCCCGCCAGAGCGCCGCCCACACCAACGGCGAACACTTCGCCGCCCTTGGTCGTGTTCCACTTGCCCGCAGCTTTGGCATCTGCAGCGATGGCCACCCCGGGAAATATGGAGCGGTACTCCGCGGACTGCATCAGGTTACGGATCTTGCGCGCCATGTCCACAGCCAGATCGCTGGTGTGGGAGGCGACGATCAACTTGTGGTCCGGATGCTTGCCCAAGTACCACGCCGGGTAGTAGATGGAGATCATCTGGGATTTGCCGAAGCGCGGCGCCATGGACACGGCAATGCGGTCCTTGGAGCCCATTTCGACCTGCATCAGCAGCGAGCCCAGCTTCTTCAGGTGGATGCCGAATTTGTACGCCGGGTCCACCGCGGCAATGAACGCAAGGAAGTCGGACTGCGCCAGCATGACGCGCTTGCGCTCCTCCAGCTCGTCGAGCAACGCCAAGGTGTCCGCCATGTCCGTGTGCGACATGGTCGGCAGGCGCTTGAGAAGCGTAGCGACGTCAACCTGCATCGGGCAGTGCACCTGTGGGAATCACGGGCTCGGCATCCAATGTCTTCATCAGCCGCTCGCGCAGCAGTTGCTCCAGCTCTTCGGTGGGCCGGTGGCGCAGCGTCACCTCAGCCTTGTCGGTGAACAGCCCGACGTCGGAAATCTTGCCCAGCAGCTCGTAGCACCGCAACCGCACCCTCGGGTCGGGGTTGGCCGAATCCTCCAGCAGGCGGTTGGTGACGTAGTTGCGGATTTGCACCGCTGACTTGATCACCGTCTGGTCGTAGGCCGTCAGCAGCGCCGTCAGGTGCAGCACCACCCCCGGGTTTTCGATTGATGCAGGGGTAGCCTTCTTGTCCCCAATGAAGATGTCGCGCGCCTCTTGGATGTCGTCGTCGTCGACCTGCACCCCGTCTGCGATCTCCTGCAGCGATTTAAACGCAGCCGCCACTCGGGACTCAAGGTCCTCGAACGTGGGCGGGTACTCCGCATAGGGGATGTCGGTGTCGATGCTTGGGAATTCCATGTTTGCACAGTGTACAGGTCAAGCGCCAAAAATTGTAATAGCAAAAATTTTGGACGGGGTGTTTTTTCGCGGTGGGGGGTGTTCTGTGTCAAGTCATTGGGATTGCTGGTGAGACTTGACTTTGTAACTGAGTTGGATTTGGCGATGTGAGTTTGGTGTGCGCCCAGTGCAAACGCGCGGGACTCCAACCCTCCAAATGTGGTCCCCGGGGGACGGTGGGGTCGCGCTGGCGTCTAAGCTTAGAAACTTGACAATGTAGCGGAGCTGTGGCACAATTCAATTGTCGATGCAATCCCGTATCGGCAAATCAACTGGAGTAATCAAATGGCTAAGAAGATCCTTCCCTCGTTCAATGCAGAACCTATCGTCACTGCGTTGATCACCTATGATAAGACTACTGCCGCTGCAACCGAGGCAATGAACGCGACAGTCACGACAACCATCCAGCAATTCCTTGATGCTTGCGCTATGGCTGGCGTCGCACGAAACGAGGAGGGTGTGGAATGGTTGAAAGAAGAAATTCGCACGTCACAAGGCGCGCTTGATGCAATCGCAATCGGCCTTGTGGAGCGCAAGACATTCACCGAGTACGCCAATGGTGCAGGCCGCGCGTACTATTGGAACGTCGCATACTACCCTGACCTCAAGAACGTGCCGGAATACAAACTTCCGTGGACGAAGGGCGGAAAGGCGGGCAAGTCGGCCAGCGCTGGCAAAGCTGGCAAGGTGGAATCCACGGATCGATCCGCACTTGACGCAACGGCCAGCAAATTCCTGAAACAGGCTCGCATGCTGGGGCTCAACGAGTTGGCCGCTGATGTGCTCGATGTGCTTCTGGAGCGCCTCGAAGGGTTCAAGGAATCCGAGTGATGCAAGGGGCTCCGGCCCTTTGCCCCCCAGCCCGCTTCGGCGGGCTTTTTTGCGCCCACCGTCTAAGCTTAGACGGTGGGCTTGGTGATAGTAGCCAGCGGCACGGGAGCGGGGGCGTGCGCGAGCCCGCACGTGCGGGAGCGAGCGCGCGTAAATGGGCGCGCGAGCGGCACCTACGGGCCGTTTTTGGCCCTGTCTAAGCTTAGACGACCCCCGTTACGCGTTACGTGACGGATACAGCGTTTGTAATCAGTTTTGGGTTACGGACCTGTGGCGTCCTTATTCGTCGATTTTGATTACGTTTCGGTTGTTTTGCACCAGTTTGGGGCAAAAAAGGCACGTTTTGAGCGTTACGAGGATACGAAAAGCCTATATATATATAAATTTTTAGTAAACTATATATATATATACGCATTCGTAACGCTGTTACGCTCTGGAATTGTGTGGCCAGCAAAAAAGGCCCTGCCGGGAGCGCGCACGACTTTCAAAAAACCATTTTTTTAAAAGTGCATATGCGAGGGGGGTACCCTTTTTCCAGCCTCTCACTTTCCCAGAATCCTGTAACGCGTTACAGCCGCTTCTAAGTCCTTGATTTTAAAGATGTTTCACGTAACGATTACATGGACTTTGTCACGTATCGGGCCCGTTTCGCCCCCAAAAACGCCCGTAACAGACTTACCATAAAAACGTACCAAACGACGACCCCCCGTTGCCCCCAAATACAGATTACATGTACAATGCCCCTTCCCTCAACCAACCCCGTCTAAGCTTAGACGCCTCAGCACCATGTCGACCGCCCACCCCACCTTCTCCAGCTTCTCCTACGACCCTGCCGCCCGCGCGGTGCGGTACAAGTTCACCCCGGATGACGCCCCTCGCGCCCTGCGTGTATGCACCGATGGTGCTGTGCAGGTGCTCGCCGTGGGCTCGCTGGAGCTCCCCTTCTTCTACCGGCTCGACGACATCGTGCAGGGTCTGGCCGAGGATGCCCACATCCTCAACGGCCCGCTGCCCGCAGAGCATCAGAACAGCACACCGGACTTCCTCTCGCGCACCCCCACGGATCAGTGCGATCTCATGCTGGAGCTGGCCTTCGGCCTGCCGGTGCGGTTGATTACATCCCATGCGGGATCCGAGGAGGCGCTACACGCGGCGGCATCTGCCGCGGCTGCGCACGGGTTCATCGTAGGACGTGCCGATCTTGCGGGCGCCCTGTACGATTCTATTAAGCTCAAGCAACACGAGGAGCAATGCGCGAACACGCCCGCGCTGGGAACTATCATGACGGCGACCCTGCGTCCTGCGGATGCGGTTGTGCCTGCGCCACCGTTGGCGGCGAACGGCGCCACTCCGGCGGTGGGAGAAGTGTTTACGGTGGCGCCAGAGACGCTGGACCGGATTGTCAACGGCACACCCAATGCACCGAGGGTCGAGCGTACCTCATGGCCGTTCAAGTCCATGCAGGTCGGTGAGGCTGTGCTGGTCGAAGCCGAGGACTGCCGTCGCGCGCAGGTAGCGGCCCATGTGTATGCCAAGCGCACGGGCAAGAAGTTCCACACCAAACTCGACCGCGACACCGGGGTGATGATGGTCACTCGCATCGGATAGGACTCCAAACCCCCAACCCCCCTCAAGCCCGCTTCGGCGGGCTTTTCCATGCCCAAACACTTGACAAAGTATATGTAATATGTCACAATAGAGGTGTTGGGTTAGAGATAGCCCACACAGCCGCCGTCTAAGCTTAGACGGCAGGTTCAGCTCTTTAACAATTCATCGTCAGGTGCTGCGAGTGCAATTCATCGCTCGTGGCGCCATCAAGCCGCCGCTGCTCAACGAGAGTAGAAACGACATAGGCCAGACAGGGTGAGAAAAGTAAGAGGGTATCGCAAGCCCCAGCCGCTCCCCATGAAGTCTCCCTGCGTGAGAAGGCGTCCCGTGTAGCCGGGGCATTGCATGGAGTAGTCGTAGGTGCGGGGAACACTCGTCAGCCGTCCGAGCGATCTAAGCTTAGACGCCACCATCCCCCGACGACGAAAGTGCAGTGCAAGCGGACCATGCTACCTAAATGGCTGGGCACCACTGTGGGGAAACCCATATGCGCCCTAGCAACGAGGCAGTAGCAGGGACGACGGATAGGGCAATTACATATTGCGGGCCACTGAGCCTGACCATGCCTTCTCCTGCGACCCTGTTCAAACCTCAATGCGCGGAACCGGAACCCACTCGTGGGGATATGCCGGAACGACGCAGCCTATCGTAGCCAGAGCAAAAGGTACACGTACACCCGGCCAAGCGAGAGCTCGCCGGGAACAACATATGCTGATTAGGTTTCAGCTTGCAGGGCGCCGACAACGCGTCCTGTGAAGTGCAACCCCCTCACCCACTGAAAGGAAAGACCATGAAAAACCCCGATGCCATCTTCAAGAGTTTCCCGGTATCCGCGCGCGGCAACCGTGCGTATCGCCTCTATCTGCAAGCCCCCGTGTCCCGCCTGCGCGCCGACCGTGCTGTGGTGGATTTCATCGACAAGGTGCGAGAGCAGGAGTGGCTGGCAACTGCGACGCGTGAGGAGATTAGCCACCACAACTACCTGCTGGCGATGCGTGCCGCGCTCCGCGCCAACGACCCCCTGCGCCCCACGCCCACTCGTGTGCGGCCCATCTGAAAGGACTCACCATGTCACGCCTTAAAGACCTGATCCCCGATGGGGATGCGTTCGACGACGCTCCGCTGCTGGACTACCTCGAATCGCTGCCCCCGCACGACGCGCTGCGCGAAGTGTGGGAACTCAACCGCATGTGCATCGCCACGCAGAACTGGTCGGCAGTGTGCACGCTCACCCCTGTGGTGGGCTATTTCGAAACCCTCGCTGCGGACACCGGCAGCGTCTAAGCTTAGATGGAGAGAAGCATGACCCAAGAAGAAGTGTTCAACGCGCTGAGCAAAGCGCTGGCCTATACGTTCGCTGCGCTGGTGTGCCTCGGCCTCGTCGGCGCACTGGCTGTGATGTGGTGGATCCCGTAACTGAAAGGAAGCAATCATGAACCTCTACAACCGACTCAAGGATCATCTGGCCCGGTACGCCTACAAGCGTGGCCAGTTCAAGGGGGAGGCCCCCGCCGACGCTTCGCGCCGCAAGCGCAATTGGAGCCGGGTGCGCGCTGGCGCCGATGGCGCCATGGAAGTGGTGTTCCATCGGACATCTATCATCAAAGCCCTGCCTGACGGCACCATGACGCTCAACACCAACCAGTACGACAACTCCCCGACGACGCGCGAGGCAATGAACGAGTGGCTGAGTCACTGTGAGCTGTGCATTGCCTCTGAGCGCAGGGGTAACTACTCCAACACAGCGCTGTTTGATCGCGTCAACAAACGGGTGATCGCCTATTACGACGGCATGGCGCTGAACTACAACACCAACGAGCGCCTCTCGAAGCCCGGAGCGTGGAAACGCTACGTGGCTGACAAGGAGGCTCGTGCGGAACTGCGCCAAGCAATCAAGGACAGCGGGTTCCTCGATGTGTTCCCCCTGCTGTATTCGGAGACGCAGCCCGATGCGCGGCGGGGCCCCATGACCCTGCACGACGCCATGTTCCAACGCGCTCAAGTCGAGCACTACGCTGCCCACTGGGCGGAATACATCAGCAGCTACAAGTGGCAATGGCAATGGGACTACAAAGCGCAGAAGTCCGAAAGCGTCGAGCGCTACGAGGACTGGCGGCAGTGCCGCAACGCCATGCTCGCGCCCATGATGAAACGCTTGCGGCGCGTCGTCATCGAGTCCGACGTCTAAGCTTAGACGGCCAGTTCATGCCCACTTCACCGTGGGCATGGGCGGGCACGCATTCCGTGTGTCCGGTTTAACCATCGAGGAAATTTGCAACCATGGCTCGTAATCTCAACACTCTGTCTGTCGGTATCAAGCAAGCGTTTACCCTGCTGCGCGTCAACGGTACGTCCAACACGTTCCTGTTCCTCGGCCAGCCCGGAGTGGGTAAGTCCGCGCTGCTCAAGATGCTGGCCGACGCCATGCCTGACTACCTCCCGTGCTATGTGGACGCAGCCAACCTCGACCTCGGGGATCTGGGCATGCCCATCATCGACCGCGAGCGCGGCTTCACGTCGTATGCACCCAACGTGCGCTTCGGTATCTATCCGGGCCAGACGCGTCCGGTGCTGCTGATGATCGACGAGCTGGGCAAGGCCAGCCGCCCCGTGCTCAACATGCTGCTGCCCGTTCTCAATGAGGATCGCCTGTGCGACCTGATGCTCCCCGAGGGCAGCATTGTGTTCGCCACGTCCAACCTCGCCACTGATGGTGTGGGCGACAACATCCCTGCCCATGCGTACAACCGCATGACCGTGGTCGACATGCGCAACCCCACGTTCGAGGAGTGGGCTGAGTGGGCCCTCAACAACGGCATCGTGCCCGAGGTTCTCGCGTTCGCTCGTGAGAATGCGCAGGTGTTCCAGCGCTACGACGAGCTCGACAAGAACGAGAAGAACCCCTACATCTTCAACCCCGTCGGCGGCAGCACCAAGTGCTTCTGCTCGCCCCGTTCGCTGGAGCGCGCATCGCATCTGATCAAGAACCGCGACGCGCTGGGTGACACGCTCATGCCCGCACTGGCCGGCACTGTGGGCGAGGCCGCGGCGCGCGACATGGATGCAATGGTCAACCTCGCAGACCAACTGCCCCCGTTCGCTGCAGTCATCAAGGATCCCAAGGGCTGCAAGCTGCCCGGTGGCGTCGGTGCGTACTTCCTCATGGCGTTCAACCTCGCCACTCGTGCGGACGACACCAACCTCGACGCGATCATGACCTACACCGAGCGCTGGACTGACTCGTTCGAAGCGTTCACGCTGTTCATGACATCGCTGGCCGGCAACAAGTCCAAGACT